TAAATCTTTGATTGATCTGGCAAGTGATGTGGAATTGTTGATAAGATTGTGAATAACTTTTTCCTATGAGTTACTATTCTGATTATTGGAAAGACCCACGTTGGCAAAAAAAGCGTTTGGAAATTTTTGAGAGGGATGAGTGGAAATGCCAAGAATGCCAAAGCACCACTGAAACTTTATGTGTACACCATAAAAAATATACTGCACCAGTGCCGTGGGAACAACCGGACGAAGATTTAATTACATTATGTGAAGGCTGCCATGAATTGGAAGAGGCAACAAAAAAAGAAAACCCTGCCATATATCGGTATGCAAAAGCGTGCAATACTACATGTATTGACTTGGTGAGCTACGTAAGAATTATAACTTATTTAAAAATCATCAGACCTGATGAGATTGGTAAAATCAGTGACACGCTAGCTGAATTATGGCAAAGTTTTACCGAAGAGGAAAAAAAGATTTTACGTGAACATTTTAATTAAATGCTATGCCTAACAGAGTATTAAGAAACTGGACGGATTCGGAGAAGGTGGGAATGCTTGACGTTTATGCCGAGCGATTATTTACTAGGCTGATAATGTGTGTTGATGACTTCGGTTGTTTCTCTGCAAATGTCAAATTAATAAAGTCAAGTCTTTTCCCTTTGATAACCGATGAAATTGAAGACGATGAAATTATCAAATGGCTGCGTGATTGTAAAAATGCAGGCCTTATACTTTTCTATGAGGTAAACGGTAAACATTATTTACAAATAAATGACTTTAAACAGCGGTTGAGGCAAGCCCGCAAAAAATATCCGCTGCCAATTGACGGACAATTGTCAGACAATTGGCTGACAGATGACAGTCAATTGACTGACTATTGCTCGCCTGAAACGAAACGAAACGAAACCGAATCTGAATCTGAATCTGAAACCGAAACGAATCTGAAACCGAAACGCGCGGACAAGTCCGCTGATGTGTGGCCAACCTTCTCCGACTTTTGGGAACGGTACGACAAACACGTAGGTAAATCGAAAACGCAGAAACTTTGGGAACGAATTACACAGGGGGCGCGCGAAAAAATTATGAAGCATTTAGAGTATTATACCTTGAAGGGTAAGCGCTACCGTAAAGACCCAGAACGATACTTGGAAAATGAAACTTGGAAAGATGAAGTAATAATAACAACGCCGCAGAATGCTACCGATAAAAGACAACAACACGTCAACGACCTTAAGTCAGATTTTGCAAACAGAGTTATCGCAAGCAATAAAGGAAAATGATTTCCACCGTGCCTCAAACCTTCTGCCCACCAGAATTGACCAGGTGTTTGACCAGCCGAAAGTTTGTGATATGGTTAAAGCTATTGGGGAACAGTCTGTAAAGTTCATGGTTCAATTTGAACTCGTAAAACTTGCAGGGCTGATGTCAGTAGGTGGAAACCTCAACGCAGCACAGATAGATTTCGTCTCAGATCAATTAATTACCCTCCACCCATACGAAACTATAGCCGACTTCAAACTATGCTTTAAACGCGGAGCAATTGGCCTCTACGGGGACATCCAAAGATTAGACGGCATAACGATTGGTATATGGATGCAAAAGTATTTAGACGAAAAGTATACGGTGCTCGAAAATAAGTTGATGAACGAAAAAGACGAAATGTATAAGCCTGCGGAACCAGTTAACCAGCCAGACAACGAGTACGACCCCGACAATCATTCGCGGTGGCTTAAACAGTTAGCCGATGCCGTCAAGCCTATACAAAAAGTCCCGGGCATGACAGATGAAGAAATTAAAAGGCTTGGTCATCCTGACGCCAACAAATTACGGAAGCCAACAATAACGGCGGGATATGCTTACTTCAATGTCCGCGGTGTCCAGATATACGCTGGTTCTCAGGAACACGCTGAACAACTTTGTGAATTGCTTTTGAAAAATGGTGACTTAGAAGAAGATTTATGAAAGATTTTTTCTTTAAGCTAGGATTATTATTTACGCCGATTTTGTATTGGGATACCTACACCATTGAACAAAACAGGCATTACAGTATGCATGAATTAATCTCATACTACTCCGGAAACGTTTTGCAATTTGATGCAAAGTTTAAACGTTCGTGTCTTTACAATATCAATTGCACTGATGGCGAAGGTGATCTCAATAAACTCTATGGCTTCGTGGACTGTGGTAGTCTTGTACATGCTAATTCTGCAAGGTTCGCATGGCGGCATGATGGCAAAGGGAATATTGAGATCTTTGCTTATGCATATTCAGACAGCGTAAGAATATATTTTAAGATGGGCGAAACTGTTCCCAACAAAAAAGATAGTTATGAGATTCATGCAGATGAGAATTATTATTATTTTAAATTTAATAATTCAGATTCAACCATAACCAGAACTAAAGTATGTGGACAAATCACAGAACGTGCAAGAAGTTTTCCTTATTTTGGAGGCAGTACACCAGCACCCAATAAAATGAAAATCAAAATCCGTGAAAAAAAAATACAACGATATTGACGCAAGATTATTTAAGTACAGAATTCAATTTGGTGCTTTCCAACGTATCCTGATAAAGGAATTTCCAGAGGTTGCATATTTACTTACTTACTTAAGTTTAAATTGATTCCATCATGAAAAACGATTACCCCATCCCTAAAATAATGGAACATCTTAAAATTGATGAGCGCGGTTATGCCATTCCATATTTTGTCCCCATCATCGATGGCGTTCCTAATTTTAAATATCAGGACCAAAAGAAAAGATGGATTTGCTTGCAGTATTTTAAGTGTTCAATATGTGGTAAACGCCTACAGGCAAAATCATTCTGGTTTATTACAGGACCATTGGGATTGCATAATAAAGTTGTGAGCGATGCACCTATGCACGAAGAGTGTGCGCGGTATGCGCTGAACGTCTGCCCACACATTGCGTTTCAAAAATCTGAGCGCAAAATTACAAATGGCGACCCCCACATACTGCAAGGAAAACCTGAGTCAATTATTTTAATTAAAGCGGATAAAATAGGTCTTACTGATCATGAGGGTAGAAAATATATAACGTTCAGACCTGTCTATACTGAAAAATATACTTATGAAAATAATAAACTGATTCCTTCTAATGATCGTTAACCTTTTCCTTTAAAGCAAAACCATGAACATATCTCTCTGTTACAGATGAACACCCGCACAGCCTGCCGAACGGTCCTTGCAGTTTAAAATCTATGGGTAGTTGCTGTGCATAAAAATGAGCGGCGTAGCTCTTTCCAGTTTTTTTAATTCTTTTCTTTTTCATAGCGTTATAATCTTTCTCCAAATTGTTTTTTCCATTCAAGTGAAAACCCGTGGTCATAGGCATCGGTCGTGCGCGGGTCTAAGTGCCCTAATGAATCTTGTAAATGTTCGCGCTTGTACCCGGGCATCTGTTTGAGTGCATAGGAAAATGAGTGGCGCAGCGTGTAAGACTTCATTTTAATCTCAAATTTCATTTCCTTACTTATCAATGCCAACACCTTGTTAACATCGTTAACGGTCGTTTTAATAGTCTTAAAAATAGCTTCGTGTGACATTGTTAAGTCAAGTATAGGAAAAACATAATCATCTGGTGCTAGTGAGCGCTTGCCATACTTATTAATAATTTCCTGCATAACAGGGTGCATCCAAATAATTATTTCTCTGTTCTGCCTATTCCTGCGCGTTATCTTTTGGCGGTTTACCAAGATGTGGTCTTTAAAAACTTTTGAGCGTTTTAGGCGGCAAATGTCATTTATGTTTATGCCATTCGCGTAATATGAAAACCTCGCGTAGGCATGCAATCTATTCCGCTCCTCAATTTTTTCCAGTGCATAAGATTTTAAAATGTTGGCACGTTGAAAATCTTTCATGCCATTAAAACCTTCCTTCTCAGCTATTGCCCGGACTTCAAAAAACTTCCTGTTCTGCTTCATTATTTTAGCAACAGTCGCCTCATCGGTTGCGTGTGACCAGCTATTGAATTGAGCCATCTCAGTTTCTACCAAGAATTTTTTAACTGCCGAGCGACCGGAAGGGATAATATATTTGTCATCATACAGACCAAAGGGGTACATCTTAGCTGGCAGGTGCCCGGGTTTTATTTTACGGTTGAATATGTGGCGCAGTGGTAGCATGTAAAAGCCAACCGTTGAAATGCTTTTCTTGGTGCCGTTCGGGTTTTTAGAATTCCGCTCTTGGTTAATAAACCATTCCTCGTATTCATAAAGGCGTTCAGGTGTACAATCTGAGTAAGTAAAATCTGCTCCGAAAAATGCCTGAAATGAATTCAGCGCATTGCCATACATTGCTTTGGTGCCAAATTGTTTTTTGGCTTCCAGTTCGGCCATCTTCTTTTCAAATTCCAGCGCCACCGAATCGGTCATGTACTTTGAAGCAAAATAGGGGTCGAACTTTTCTTGCTTGGTAATTCCGAACTCTTCAATGATGGCCGTTGCTTTGGCTTTTATTTTTGCCAGCTCGTCCCGCTGCGGCTGCAACACTGCCGAGACGCTGGTACGGTTCCAATCATTTAAAATCTTAAAATCGCCTTTTTCACAAAATACATTAGTTTTGTACGGCACTTGGTTCCAGTTATCGTCCTTGAAAGTCACCCACATGCGGATGTGATATTTGCCCTCATGCGGTCCTTTTGTTAGCTTGTAATCAATGCCGAAATACACGGTTGGTTTTCTCATAGCGTTTTATTTTTTAATACATTTTTGGTAAAGAGTGTATATAAAAGTACAATAAAACAGCAAAAAAACAAAATGAGAAGGCAACGCAAACACAACATAACATGCTGAAAATCAAGAAATTATTGCATTTAAATGAAAATTTCGCATACTTTGAAAACAGGTTTCACCTAATTAGTCATTAGTCGTTAGGTGAACTAAATAATGATTTTATGACACCTAACATTTTTATATTCAATTAGTTATGAGTCGACCAGCAAAGGCCGACTTTTTTATTTTAGTAATAATTTGGTAATAACACCAAATAAAGCAGTAAAACAAAGTAAAGTAAAGGCATCAGCAAGACAATGCAAAAGTATGCGCCGATGTTATTTTTTGAATAGTCCCGTCCCCACCAACAAACGGTCTTAAAAAGTAAAAGCCGAGACAGTGCTAAACCCCGGCTTTTGATTTCGTCTTATGTATTAGCTCAAAAACGCAATACAAAGGTAAACAAAAAAATTTTTAATAAACAAAATGGGCGTGCAAACGACTGCCAAGATTATTCTGGTGCCAATAGAAAGCATCAAGGAAAATCCTGCCAACCCACGGATAATCAAAGATGAAAAATTCCGCAAGCTGGTAGACTCCATTCAGAATTTCCCTGAAATGATGGAACTGCGCCCCATCATCATTGACGAAAATAACACGGTGCTCGGTGGCAATATGCGCCTGAAAGCATTGAAGGAATTGGGCATAAAGGAAGCGCCGGTCATCTATGCAAAAGATTTAACTGAAGTACAGAAAAAGGAATTCATCATAAAGGACAACCTGCCATTCGGGGAATGGGATTGGGAAATGATTGCCACTGAATGGGACGCCGCTACGATTGAAGAGTGGGGTTTGGATTTACCGGGGTTCGATGTAAACATTGATGAGATGGGCGATGATTTTTCATTGCCTGATGGCGGCAAAGGGACACTCCAACAAATCACTTTCATACTGGCAGACGCGCAGGCTGAGCAAATAAAAAATGCTATTGAGGAAATAAAACAGACTGAAGAATATAAGTACTGTGAAACATTTGGCAATGAAAATACCAATGGCAATGCACTCTATCTAATAGTAATGCAATGGGCAGAGCAAAGGAAATAATCGTGAAAGTAATCCCTGCGCAAATAGCCAATGAATTTGTGAAGGAGCACCACTACAGCGGGAAGGTTGTGCCGAATAGCAAATTACACTTTGGCGCTTTCCTGAATGGCAAGTTGCACGGCGTTTTGTCCTATGGCAGTCCTATGGTCAAAAGCAAAGTATTACCATTAGTTCAGCCGTCACTATGGAATGAAATGCTAGAGCTTAACCGCATGGTATTTAATGACTACTTACCACGGTACAGCGAAAGCAGGTGTATTGCTATTTCAATAAGACTTATAAAAAAGAACGCGCCTCACATTAAATGGATACTGTCCTTTAGTGATGGGACGCAATGCGGGGACGGTACAATATACAGAGCGAGCGGCTTTGTCTTAACTGGTGTAAAAAAAAATAAGGGGCAAAGGGTTGATGAAAAAACTGGTGAAGTATTTAGTGAAATGACTTTCAAGGCGCATCGTCCTAACCAGATGGATTATTGGGATTCATTAAAACTTTTAACAGGCTACCAATTGCGCTACATTTTTTTGATTGACAAAAGCTGCAAAATAACTGTCCCCATCATCCCCTTTTCAAAAATTGATGAGATGGGCGCAGGAATGTATAAGGGGAGGAATATTCCAATAGCCGAAAGGCAAAAACAGGCGGGTATAGCATAATGGTAGTGCGATGGACTTCCAGTCCGTTGGTGGCAGTTCGATTCTGACCTACCCGCTCAATGTAAACAATGGATAAACAATGGAACGTGGAGGCAGACCGCAAAACTTGAAAAAGTGGAAACCTGGTCAATCTGGTAACAAGAACGGAAGGCCAAAAAAGATACCACTGTTAAAGGAATTGCTCGCCAATGTTTTAGGCGAACAAAAGGAGGGCAAGAGCGCAGCGGAAGTAATACTGATGAGGCTAAGGGCGAAAGCAATTCAGGGAGATGTTCGCGCCGCTGAGTTATTACTGGACAGAGCATACGGCAAAGCTAAACAAGAGGTGCAATTCAATTTGGAAGACAATAGGAAGATGGTCGCTGATTTATTCCCATTGGATGAAGAGTATCAAAAGACATTGCAAAGAGAAGCTGAAGAGAAAGCAAAAGAATTAGAATCTCATACTGATGAGACTAACGGATAAATTTTATGAGAGGGGACGTTTTAAAACTGGGAGTAGTATCAATGTTAGTTCATAGCGGCATTGCATGCTACTTCCTTTTTTTTTCTGCTATGAGTGACAGGGTAATTAATGCAAACTTAACTCACCTGCATAGATCTTTTGTCGAGGACAAAACAGGTGCTTTACTGGAAGGCAGTAGCCGTTCGCGTAAAACATGGAGCAGTATAGATTTTATTATCTACTTGACCAGCCATGTTAGTTCAGACTGGACTATCAACATCATAAAAGAAACTTACAACAGTTTTAAGACCACGCTTTACGATGACTTCAATAGGCGGCTACCTATGGCCGGTATCCAATCACCATTTGCAGATAAGCAGGAGGTCAAAACGTTTAAGCTATACGGCAACAAAATAAATTTACTCGGGGCAGAAAATGAAAGTGTGTTCTCTGGCAACTCATGCGACATAGCCTACTTCAATGAAATGTTGG